AGTTAAAGTCTTAACTGTTTCAGTAGCATTAGCATCCCTAATAATAACTTGAAGATCAGCATCTGCGAATACTTTAAATGTATAGTTGAAGGTATCTAGAGTACCATTTCCAGAGTAGGAGTTTTTTACTGTAGTAGAAGATATTGTCATACTGTTTTCTCTTTATATATATTTAATCTAATAATCAAGATTATATTATGGTAAAAGCCTTTGAATATCGCTTTCATCCATAGTTGTTTTAACTCCTCTTTTCTTGTATTTGCTCTTTTTAGCATTATTAATGTCTTTAGCAAGATTTTTATATTTTAATAACATATCTCTTTCAGCTCTTTTTTTGTAGTTCTCTATGATCTTTTTAATTTGATATTCTTTACCACCATCATAATTAACATCACCTTCTTGAAGTCTTTGATATGAATAACTTTTAAATTGTCTGTCTAGTCTTTGCATTAAAGTTTCACCCATACCATTTTTTGTTTTACCTATTCTTTCAAGTAAATAGTTGTGAGCAGATTGACCATCAATTTTATATTCTGTTAAATCTACAGTTTTAAATTTAATTTTAGCAGGTTCTACCATTGGTATTTTAAGTCTAGCAACCTCGAATAAGACAGGATTGTCTTTAACTTCTGTTTCTCTACCTACTAAACTAAACCCTTGAAATATAGATGAGTAAGATAATATTCCATCTGGATTTAAGTATAAACTGTTTGGTGTTTTCTCAATAGGTTCTCCAGTTAAAAAATCTCTTTTAGGTTCTAAATCTTCTTTCATTCCTGCTCTATTTTTAATTGAATCTATAAATCCTCTTATCTCATAAGCAGTTTCATCTGGTTCTAAAATATATGGTATACCTTGATTTCTTAATGAAGCATAAGGAATAGCATTACCAACTACTCCACCTACAAATCTATCTAATTTAGCTTCTGTTCCATCACCAATAAGATCCATTGCATCTGCAATACCTCTTAAATAAGTTTTGTTAGTTGCATTTTTAAAAACTGACATTGCTGCAGAAGTAAACATATCTTGTTTTTGTTGATCATTAATATTTTGTGCATTTTCTTTTAAGTCTGCAATAATTCCTAAAATATAAAATCTAGGATCCATTCTGTTGTATTGTTTATAACCTATTGATCCATCTTTTTTAATATAACCTATTGAGTAAGGTTGCCAACCAAGAGCCATCCACGCTTTTTTAATTCTAAAATCAGCTGGTCCAGCACCAGTTAATTTTGGAAAACCATTTCCATTTTTATCTACTAAAGATTCTGTTGCTAAATGGTATCCATAGAATGCAGCAGAAATACCTAACATTTGTCTACCCAAAACTTCAGCTCTTGCTCTTCTATCTCCAGATTTCCAAAGATCCATATTTTGTTTTGTAAGCAATCCTAATCCCGGAATACGATTACTAAAGTGTCTCCAAAGATTAGTTGGTGTTCTTATAAAAGGTGCTAAGAATCTAAATTCTGGATTTTTATTTAACATATCTTGTAATGCACTACCCCAATTCAAATGTGATCCACCTCTTAAATCATTTGTGTAGGTAGATTCTCTTGCATATTCTAATGCTTCTTTATTAAAAGGATTATCTTTAACATTTGCTGCACCATTAGCATCAAATCCTTCTTTAAAAATTTTATCTATATTTTCTTTACCTTCTTTGGATGAAAGTTTTAAACCTCTTTCCATAGTGTTATCAAGAGCATTTTGAAATAATCTTCCACGATAGTTTGCTTGTTTTAAAAACTCATCACCTGTCATTAGTAGCCTTGATGGAAACTCAAGTATATTACCAATCCAATCAATAGCTTTTCCAGATCTACCATCAAAGCCTAAATTTTCTCCACTAATAGCTCTTTGTGCTTTACCACCAACAATGTTTAAGTTATCTTGAGTTCTTGATAAAGGATCAAGGATAGCGTCACCCTGTCTTATTGCTAAACCTGTTGCTCTAATTGTATCCCCCATAGTCATAATCATTCCTTGGTATTGAGCAAAACCTAAACGAATTGATCTAGTATCAAACCTAACAGCACCACCTGCTATTTGTTCTAGTGGTCTAATAATTGCTTCATATAATCCAGACTTCAAGTTTAATGCGTTTGTATAAACTCCAGAAAGAAGTGAGTTAATATATAGTGAGTTAAACACTTCTACTGTTTTTTGACCTTTTGTTTTACCAGAAGTTTCAATAACAGTTTGAACATTTCCATCTCTCCATTTTTTAGAAATTGTAACAGGATCTCCAGAAAATCTTTTAACTATGTCTGCCATTTTTTCTACTTCTAATACATTTCCTTTTGAAGCTGATACAGGAATATTACCTGCTTGAGTAACACGAGCTGCTCCTCTAATTTGTTCTTTTAAATAATAAATAGTGTCTCTCAAGATTGCAGATCTTAAAGCTACTTCTGTTTTAGCTTCTTTACTCCATTTAGTACCATCTTCACCAAACTCTTTTAAATATTTTTCACCAGAATTTTTTGCATCTAAAGCAATTTCTTGTATTATTTTTTTAGTTGCTAACATTCTAATAACTGCTTCTTTTGCTCTAGCAGCTTCCTTAGGTAATGCTCTTAATACTTCAGATTTATCTCTAGCCATTATTGTTGCAAGTTCATCAGCAACATCATTTCTTAAAACATCGTTAGTTAAAAATTCTTTTGCTTGGTCATCAAATAAATCAGATATATCATCAATAGTTTTTAAAACTTGATTAGCATTCTTAAATGATTTTACATTTAATATTTTAGAAATAAAAGATTCTGAATTTGCTTTTGCATTTTTTTTAGATATTTCAATATCTTTGATAGCTTGATCTATATTTATAATAGCTGCATTACCTTCTGCTATTTTCTTTTTAACAATAGGATCTAATTTTAATGGAGTTTTATCTATTGATTTTAGTTCTGATTTTTTAAATGTTTTAACTGCTCTTGCTCCATCTTTAGATATAAATTCAACTTCTATGGCTCCTCTCTTCATACTTATTACAGTACCAACATTACCCCTATCATCTGGTGTAACTCTAACACCAACATCTATAGGTTTTAATTTTTGTTTCTTTTTAGCTTCTTGTAAACTTTTAATAGCAGCACCATACTCTTTGTGAATTTTATTTTTATCTGAAATATTTTGAGTTGCTTTCTGTCTTTTAAATGCTTTAATACCCATTAATATTTCTAATGGTCCACCAATAGCAATACCTTCTAAAACATTTTTTAATCTTCCTTCCATTTCGGTATCATCTTCATCTGTTGCAAGATATTGAGTAACAGCATTGTTTAATAGTGGAGAATCAAATTCAACCAACATATCTGATAATCTTCCTTCATCTGGATCAAACACAGTAAGATCAGCAACAGCTCCTGCTGTCATTCCTCTTAATCCTGTTTTAACAACACCACCTGTTAAACCTGCACCTTTTAAAAATTTGTTTGGTCCATAAAAGCCTGTAAGAAATCTTGACACACCTTCTGTCATATTTCCTGCCATGGTTTCTGGTTTTGCAAAGGTGGCTATATTTCTATCTTTTGATTTCCATTTTGAAGGTGGAACATATCTAGGTATAAAATCTCTAAAAGTTGCTTTAGTTTCTTCGTAATATTTTTTTGCTGCTAAAGGATCTGCAAGTGTTAATGCTTGTAATTTGTTAAATTCAATTCCACCAGTATTAACAATATTTTCATCTACAAAATCACCTTGCTCCTCTATTGCATTAACTATACCTTTAGGAACAGCTAAAGCCATATCTTGTAGAGTTAGCCAAAAATTAAAATCACCTTCATTTGGTTCTTTTACTAAACCAGAATTAACAGGTTTAATTGCTTCATTAGATTCTCTTATTGATGCAAGAATGTCTTTTGCTTCTTGACTAAGCTCTGTCATAATTAACTACCTTGTCTAGATTTAATTAAAGGTAAGTAAAAATTTAGAAAAGCATTAACATCTGGATTGCCTTCTTTATCAACATAACCATTTAATTTTGATAGAGACTTTAATAGATTAGGATTTTCTGGATTTTCATAATACAAAGAAGCAGCAAGTTCAACTGAGTTTAATTCTCTTTGAACATTAAATTTATTTTTTTCTAAATTAAATGTAGTTAATTGTGGTAATTCAATTTCAGTATATTTGTCTACTAGCATTAAATTTAATTCTTGAGCATATTGTTTTTTCTCAAAAGCTGTAGCATCACTATTAGCACCTAACCATGTTTCATATCTCTTATCGTATTCTGATTGAGCTTCATTAGCTAATGCTTTTGCAGTAGCACCACTTTTCTCTAATACTAAAGAATTATAAAATGAAGATCCAAGAGCTGATCTTTGAGCTTTAGAATAATCTGCAACTTCTGCACCTTGTTCAATTTGAAATACTAGATCATCATGACCAATAGATTCAGTTAATATTTTTTGTTTTAAATCAGCAAATGTTTTTTCTCTTGCACCATCAACAACTTTATGACCATTTGATCTTTCAAATTTTTCTAACTCAACTAATAGTTCTTGAGCCTGTTCAAAGTCTGCATCTGGATCACCCTTAACAGTTAATGATTCAATTTTATCTTTATAAACATTAAACATTGCTTTACTAAAAGTTTCATTGTTTAACTTTGAATCACCTGGATCTATTGTTTTAATTAAATTAACTCCTTCATCAGAACCAATAAAACCTTCAGCATCTGTAATAAATAAAGCATTATCTATAACTTCTTTTCTTTTTTTCAAATCATTTTCACCAAGATTGTGAGCATCATTATATATTTCTGCAGTTCTATATAATTCGGATTTGTATTTTCTTTTAACTTGGAATCATCTGAGGTTTTATATTTACCTATGTTTGCTGATTGAGTATCATTATAAACTTTAACACTTTCTTTTTCGAATGCTTCAAAAGATTGTTTTTTTAATGTATAAACATTTTCTGCATTTTCTAAAAGCATTTGATCAGTAACTAATTTTTTAACTCTTTTGTTTTTTAAATTTCCTACAGTTCTTTGTACTAAAGGATCAAATTCTCTTTTAAAAATATCAATAGCTTCTGATTCATTTATGTTATCTTTTTGAGAATGTTTTATTTTATCTGATTCAGCTTTTAATTCTAAAACAATTTTTTGTGATTCAAGTTTTTCTGTAGCATCTCTTTTTTTTACAGCATAATTAGTAACTGCATCTGCAGCAGGTAATAATGCAGCAGCTATAGTTGAGTTTGGAGATATTTGAACATTGCTTGTAACACCACTGCTTTGTGTGGTCATCTCTGTTCTTCCTGCTGTAAATGTAGGTATCTTAGGCATAATATTTATCCGTAGGCTTTAAGTAAAGATTCTCCTGCTTTTGAATAATAAGAAAGTTCTGTCATTTTAGCATTTTGTCTAGCAATATCACCTTGTATTCTAGCAAAGTTAGCTTCTTCAAATTTTCTAGATTTATTAATTTCAGCATTGTAAGCTATCATATCTTTTTCTAATTCTGCTTGTTCAGCATTATATCTCATTACTCTCATTCCAGATCCAGAAAGTTCTGCACCAGATGTAGATATTCTTGTGATTACCTCTCCTTCAAGAACTTGAAACTGTTTATCGAATTTAGCAAGATCTAATTCTTTTTTAGCTTCAATAGCTTCTACTTCTTGTTCTTTAATTGAAGCATTTCTATTTGCAACATCTTGATTAAATTTACCATTTGCAGATGCTTGTTGACCAGCTATTACTGCTGTACCTGCTGAAACTACTGGTGCTACTGCTGATACCCATCCCATTAGAATAACCTCGCATACATATATTGATCTGAACCATCAAAGCCAAACTTTTTCATTAATCCTTCTTCCTCTAAACCTAACCACTTAGCAAATTTTAAGCCAGTTGTATAGTCAGCTC